GCTGACATGTAATTTCTAATATCAGCAGTTGCCCCTTGACCATTGTTAGTGTATCCAGTTGTTCCATCATTGAAAGCATCACTTCCTGTCCAAATGTTTCTGCTTCCATCAGACCAAATGCCATCAATCCATTCATAAATGTTCCCCCAAAAATCTTCAATGCCAAATAGCTTCATTTGAAGTTTTCCAGTTGCTTCACCAAAGTCCATGCCTTTTGCATTTGTTCCACCAGTTGCAATTGCTGCACTGTTATCATCAACATACCCCCTGCCAAGTGCAGTCTGTGAATCAAGGTTTTTATATTTAAGTAAATACATGCACTGTCTGAAAATAAGCTGATAGAATCCACTTTGGTCATATCCTGCACCATTTGCTTGTGCTTGGGTTCTGAATACCGCTCTTGTTTGTGTTGCAGTTGGTGTTTTTCCTGACCAAGAACGAAGTTTTGAACTGTCAAGAAATCCTTTATATGCACCAAGATAAAATTTTTCTTTTCTTGTAGTTCCCCTGGTATGTGCATTATATTCAAATGTTGCATCATCAGGATTGTCAGTCATCTTGATTGTTACTATGTTTCCACTGGTGCTGATTTTCAGACCCATTCTTGAAAACGCAACCATAACATCACCGACAGCAGCAGAAGCAAGATTGACAGTGTTCCCATTAATATCTTTTGTGAAATCATTTGGGTTCAGTTTTACACCTTCAACACCATTCAACAATATACATGGATAGTGAGCAAAGAAATCATTCCAGGCTGCACTTGCAGCAGTCATCCCAACAGCATCATCAGTATAGGTGATACAAGTTGCAGGATTGCTATTTGACAGGTCAATGGTGATTCCCATTGTTCTATATGCAACAGGTGTTCCAGTTACTCTGTTTGCAACATTGTAATTGACCGCACCATCTGCTGAATAGGGGAAGAATCCAAAGTAATATTTTGTTCCATTGGTCAACCCTGACTGTGTAAAGGCATTTGCTGAATATGTGTTCTTGGTGGTGCTGTCCAGGATGACTGTTCCATCCCTTTCATTGCTTGGATAAGAACCTGCCTTCATGACCACTTTTGTTCCTGCCCATGCAGTATCATCAGGGTCAGTGAATTTAATTTTCAAATTACCATTACCTAATGCAATATTGATTCCTGAAACATTACCAGGAGCAACACCACCGCTGCCAGTTTCGATTTCAATCCAGGCTGTTCCATTGTAGTATGAAAGAACATCATTATAATATCTCAACCCATGAACACCATTTGCAGTGTTGATTCCTGTTGCAATATGTCCATCAGCTAAGTCCTTCAAGACCTTTCCCTGTGCTGCTGATAAAGCAGCAGTTGTGCTTGTACTGGTCAATGTATTATTGACAACAGTTGCAGCAGGAACAGTCACATCAACCGCCTTTGCAGTAGGTGTCAGTGTAACACCATTGACTTTCACTGTTTCAATGATGTTGACCTGTGCATTTGCAGCAATGTTTTGAAGTTTGGTTTTTTCATCCGTTGTGAAATCATTGGTTGAAAGACTTTTACCTGTAACCTTTGCAACTTTCCCATTGTCTAAGCCTTTCATTGCAGCATCAATCAAGTCCATATTTCCATTTTGGTCTGCAACATCATAAAAGTCTGTCAGGGCAGGTTTTTTCAAATTATAATTGGTTGTATTAGTTGCCACTTATAGCACCTCATTCCTTAGTTGATCGTGTGTATATGCACTCAATTGTGCATGTGTGAAACCTGCCAAAAGTGAATGCTGATTGTAAAGCAAAGACAAATAAATAATAATGTTTGCAGGAACTGTCCTGTTCAATAAATTACCCACTTCATCAAACTTACCTTTTGCAGCTAATTCAACCCTTACTGTTAATGTGTAAGTTAAATTACTTAGCGATAGCGAATAACCATCTTCACCGCACAATGTTATAAGTTGTTGTTCAAGCGTTCTATAAGTGTAAGGTAATTTTTCATTGAATCTTGCTAGGATCCTAAATTTCCTAACATCAAGTGTGTCAGTACCTTTTGGAACAACATTTAAAATATTTTCCCACCTGATGACACCGTTTTCAGTTGCATCATTTATGAACTGGTCATTCAAAGCGTTTTCAAGTGCAGTCCATAAACTAATAACTTCAGGTTGTTCAGCTTCAACAATTGCTTTCAGTTCCCTTACTTCTTTAAGTATCTGTGGAAGGTAGTCAATAATGTTTCTATCCAACTATACTCCCCCTTACTGGAATGTTATTAGCACCAAGTGCAAGGTTTGATGCAACACCATTGATTGTTGTATCAGCAATATCAAGGATCCCTGTAAGGTTCAAAAGCCTGGTTTCAATCTGACTGATTCTAACAATCAAGTTTGATTCTTCATCCCAAGTTGAAGCAAGTTCATCAAAATAAGTATCAACTGCAGCGTTTACATATGGTGCAATATCAGCCCACACCCATCCTGATTGATAAGTTATTGTGGTTGCAATGTTGACCGTTGTTGCTGCAACACCTGTAACGGTGACTACGTGACCAATCGGTGCAAAACCATCACCTTCACCAGCATTAACAACTGGATCAGCAGCTGTTTGAACAGCAGTAATTAAAGCACCTGATGGAACACCAAAGGTTGAATCGATAATTACTAACTTAACCGTTCCACCACCGTTCCAAACTGGATAAACTTTTACACCACCAACACCAGGAAGTGAAAGTGTTTTTTCCTTATAATCAGCAACGTTGCCACCAAATGCTTGTGCTTCGAGTGAATCAAAATACCGCTGCCTTAATGCTTCAGTTCCCTCTTCATCTTCACCAGGTATTAATACTTCAGTTAATTCAGCACTAATTAACCCAGTGATGTAATCGATTGGAATAAGTGTTCCAAGATTTTCATTTCCAACATTTCCTGAAGTTTCACATTCCAACTTGAACACACCTGTTGAAATCTTTTCAGTGACAACATAATTCAAGTCATCAAGCGAAAACCTTGATCCAATAGGAACATCAATGTTAAATTCACCCTTCAGAATTGCTTTTGTTGATGGATCAGGAACTATTCCACGTTCTGCAGCACGTTTTATCAGGTAATCTCTGCTTTGTGTGTCTGCAAATGATTCATTCAAAATAACATCAAGTTCAATATACATGTTTTGAAGTTCCACTGCTGCAGGTGCAAGTGCATTGTAGATGATTGAACCTTCTCTTGTGTCAATATTTGGATTTGCAACAAGAACAGCATCAATCATCCTTTGCAGGATCACATCATAAGTTATTGATTCATACACTATACATTCACCACCTTTTCTATTTCAACAGCACCATAAATTGTTGTAACACTGAACCCAACGTTCACTTTACCTTTTAAGTTTTCAAATTCAAAACCATCAACACTTGTGATTCTTGGATCCTGAAGTAATGCTTCAGTGATTCTTCTTTTTAGTTCAGGAAGAACATAATTGATTTCTTTCCCAAACAAATCTTGAAGTTCAACACCATAATTCCATGAATAAATCAAGTTTTCATATCGCTCAACATTCAGCATCAAATATATCGCTTGCTTCATTGCTTCAAGATTATCAGCGTACCCAGTGATGTTTTGGTTTACAATGTTTAACTTGAATGTTTTCGTAGGTTGTTCTTGGTATTCAAAATCCTGTACTAAATCATCATTTGTTTTTGGAATCATGTCATCACCTCACCCTATCCAAAACAATATATTTTTGACCACCTTGAACTTGTAACAAGATGACTTTTTCACCTGTCTGAAGTCCAAGGTGAACAGTGTATGAATCGGTAACACTATTCAATGTCATTTCAACTTCAAAATCACTGACCAAACTGGTTAGTAATAAATGAGATTCATCAAGCGTTAAACGCTGTTCTATGTTGATTTTCAAAGGTGATACACTTATTACATTGCCGAACACAACAGAAGCTGGATTTGAAGCTTTTACAGCGTCAAGTGCAGCACGTTTGATTGTTTCGATTAAGTTAGGCATTGAACACACCACCCATCAATGTAAGATTCATTATGTGTTCATCATCACTGAATGTGTGAGATACTTTATCAACCACCATATAATTCTGAACAGCAACATCACCTAAAAGTAATTTAACTGGAATTGATGATCCAGCACGAACCCTGACATCACCAAAAGCATTGGATATTGTCAACGATCGATTCTTGTTATTGTACAATCTAAGAAGTGCATCCGCTTTTGCTTTACCATTGACCTTATCATCAATGGATTCAAAGTACTGAAGTACACCCCAGTTGTTAATATTTGCACTGTCTTGTGCAATGTAAATGTCACGCTTGCCTGTTTCTTCATTATTATATGATAGCTTTATTCGGTTGAAAGTTTCACCATCAATGGTTGAAGAATATTTAAAATTTTCAGCTGCTTCTTCATCAACTAACAAGTTCAGCTTCATAGATTCAATGTTCTTCAATGTGATTTTCCCAAAGTTATCATAAAGCACATACATTTTATTTTTACCCTGAAGTGTTAAGTCCAGTGCAGTTTGAATCATTTCCATCAGGCTTTTGTTATCCTCAATCCTAGAAGGTATTTTGAAAACTGTATCTTCCAATATACCTATCTGAAGATTAAAGTCAGCAGCTATCATTTGGATCAACTCATTTGCTGTCTTATCCTTATAGACATAAGTGTCTTTGTTCTTCAGGTATCGCAACTGGTCATAAGCTGTGACGTTTATGACTTGCTCTTTATCACGTTCTTTCTTGAACACAAAGCCATAAAAAACTTTTGTGTCATCTACTTTAAACATGACAGCGTTTCCTTCTTGGAAGTCAATCACACCATCATTAAGAACAGAAAAGGTCAGCTTTCCAGGTTGACCTTTTCTTTCTGTATCCCACTTCACTTCACCCTTAACAATAGGCTTATATATCGTACTTCCGTTTTGAATTAGAAGTTCTATCAAGTTACCACCGCCTGACTAGGCATGATTAACACTTGCCCTGTGAATATCAGATTTGGATTCTTGATTTTGTCCTTATTCAAATTAAATATTTCAGTGTATCTTCCACCATCACCAAGGTTTTTCTTGGCAATGTTCCAAAGCGTATCACCTGCTTTGACGGTGTATGTTTTAATCACTGGTGCTGATACAGCAGATCGTTGAGTTTTTACACTTGCAACTGATGGACTTGATGCTTTCTTTTCAATGTTTACAAACTTAGTTCCGTAGTCTTTATACTGCTTTAACTGTATGGAAACCATTACTGATTGACCTTCTGAAGCATCTTCGTCCACCTTATAGTCTTCGATTGATACCTTTAAATTGGTGTCAAACAAAAGTTTTCCTGAAGGTGATGTTCTTGAACAGATAAATTGAAAAGGTTTCTTATTCAGCTTTAACTTTTCAATCTGATCCAGGTAATAAGCAGCATCTTTGAAACCATTTGGATAATACCCAAAAGGGTACTTAACATATGGAATCATTGCACTGAAGCTTATTTCAGTCAGTCCTGCTGACTTAAGAATATTAACTTCACCATCATTAATTAAATTGATGGTGTCGTTTTGATTCTTTATCTTCGTTTGTATTTTGGAAGGTGTCACCGGTAATGCAACACCATCAAGATATATAATGTATGCCATTATTCATGTACCCCCATTATTCGTGAACACCTTCTGAAGCGATTACCATTGTTTCATAAAGTTTTTCTTCCAAGTATGTGACCACACCATCAAGATCCATGTTTGAAGCAATACTTGCACTTACAGGCATATCAATTTTAATTTCTGCTGTTGTGAATCGGTTGATGACTTCTTGTTCAGCAAGGTCACGAAGATATTTCAATTCTTCAGCACTCATGTCCATTGAATCGGACATCTTGTCAGTGTTATCTTCAATGTTTGCCAATGATTCAATCTGCACCGCATCTGTTTCATTTTTTCGTACAGCAGCATATTGAGCATAATCAATTACAGTATTTCTTGTTGCAGTTGCAGTGATGGCATCTGATTGCATCTGAATAAGTTGTGCATCCCTGTCGGCCATTCCAGCTTCAATTTCACTTTTATAAGCTTCAAGTACCGCACCCCTTGCTTGCTTTTCAGCTTCATTTCTAAGCGCTGCATCCGTTCCAAAAGATACGCTATTGATTGTTTCGATAGAAACCCCAGGTATCTTATTAAGAACCCCAATAAAGCCATTAATGATGTCAATTGCACCGTTTACCATGTCTTGAAGTATTACCAATACACCTGTGCGCATATCACCAATGAAGTTTGTTATTCCATTACCAGCTGCCATCATTCCAAACTTCAATTTATCCCACAAATCAAGGATGTAATAAATCCCTGCAAAGAATCCGATCTTAACCCAATCCCAAGCGGTCATAATAGCATTCATTACAATCAACCATGCTATTTTTAATCCACCAACCGATTGAACCCACTTATAAATCCAAC